GGCTCAAGTTCAAGGGAGTCCCATCACTTGACTGAGAAAAGTGCGGCGCGTGGCTGGCGTCGGCTCCTTAGGGAGTGCTACTATAAGCCCCGGATGGAATATACGCGGTTCCGTTCGGTTATCCCCAAACCCTGTGCTTGTTGCAATTCTCAAGAGCTGAAGTTCTTGCAGGAGGCGCAAGTTGATTCGGAGGAGCAGCATTGGATCTATGAGGTCCCTGTCCACGGTTGTTGCAATAGGTGTAAGAACAATTTCGCTCGGAGGAACTTGTACGATGTTGCGTTTTTGCTGGTGGGAGGTACTATTGTACTTTCCTATTTCAGCTGTTGGCGTATGATCGTGTTGGCTTGGATGGTGTTCTGTCACCAGTACTTTAAGCCCAATCCTACCGACCGAGTTGTGAAGGTGCCTATTCCTTTTAAGACCGTTGGTACTGTGGAGCGTTCAGTTCATGCTGCTTCTGTCGCAGCGAAGGGCTCAGAGTTTCGAGCTCACGGAACTTTTATCCATCATCTGTCACTGAGTGACGGTTATAGCGAGCAGTTGAAGCAGGCTCTATGTATTTGGGCACCTGCCGCTATGATGGCCTTCCAGGAGTGTGAGGAAGGAGTTTCGAGATCGTTCTCTGACGGCCGCCCTGTCGTGCGAGCCGAACCACCGGAAACTACCGACACACATACTGGTAACCCAGATGTGGAAGATGGAGCGATGAAGGGTACGAGACTGAATGGTGACGAGTACGGTAAGGAGGACCGTGTCACCACCCGCTCAGCTGAGGAAGAAGATGCTACCCTAGCATATCAGATCGGGCCTGATCTGATACCCACTGAAGTTATGGCGTCTACTGAGGGTAACCTTAAGTGCGGATTGGCTAAGCGAGTGCAGCCTTTGCCTTTTAAGGCCACGCCGTCTGTTGTGCGACGGGTGAATAAGACTGTGGCCGCTATGATGAAGCATGTGTTCACGCCTAGCAGGATCAAGAAGTGGCGCGAGGAGAACCCCGAGCTAGATGAGTTTAAGTCGAAGAAGTGGGATTCTCGGCGCTGGAGGAATGGTGTGGAAGAGTGTCTTTCTGATACTCAGTTCCGCATCGAGCAGGAGTTTCAGATTAAGGTAAATGAAGCTCTGCCAGCCAAGGATAAGGCTCCTCGACCGATCATTCAGTGTGGTGACCGCGCTCAGATCATGATGCAACTGCCTGTGAAGTGTTTCGAAGAGTTGCTATTCGAGACTTTTGAACAGGCGAGCATCAAACACTGCCCTAAACACGAGGCTATGGGGCGTGTTGCTAAGCACTTGCGTCAAGATGTGCCGTGTACTGTCATTGAGGGTGATGGCTCGGCCTGGGACGCTTGTTGCAATGCCTCTATACGAGGTATGACCGAGAACCTGGTTATCAGGCGTATCATCTCCATACTTGGAGAAGATCCTGAAGTGCCTCGTTCATGGTTGGATGCTGTTCTGAGCGATATGGAGAAGTCGAGACTTAGGGGAAAGGCTAAGGTCCAGGGACAGAAGCTGGTACCACCGGTGCGAGTTATGATTGACTCTATACGCCAATCAGGTCACCGTGGTACTAGTTGTTTCAACTACTTCATTAATCTCGTCTGTTGGATCAGTGTTCTTGCTGATGACCCAGATAAGGTTATTCAGCAGTTCGTTAAGAATCCTTCAGAGGCTGTCTGGTATAGGTCCGTTAACGATGGTAGGTGGTACCAACTGAAGTTCGCGTTCGAGGGCGATGATTCAGTTTTGAGTACTACGGAGACAGTTAACGGAGGCCAGATCGAGAAGACCTGGACTTCCCTGGGTTTCAGGATGAAGCTGGTGTACGTCAAACAGAAGATGACGTTCACCGGTTTCGACTTCTTGTGTGATGAGTGTGGACCTGTTGGTCCGTACTGTCCTGAGATACCTCGAAACATTGCCTCGTCATCCTGGACTACGTCCAGGTTGGTCAAGCAAGATCCCAGTAAGGCTGGGGAAGTCGGTATGGCCGCCATGTACGCGAGGGCGGAGAATTTTAAGGATTGTGGGCCGCTGTGCAATTATTTTGCTCAACTGGGTTTAGCTCACTATCGAAGAACCGGTGACAGGGAGGTCGGGGAAGACCAGGCTGTTGAGCTTGGTGTGCATGCTACGAATTCGATAGCGCGCGAGTTGAAGCGGCTTGCTGATAATTGCAGTGTACTGGATCCTCTAATGAGCAGGCTCGTTAATATAGTGGTACCTGACTGGTCCGCGTATTATGAGGCTTCGTTGTTGTCCTGTGAGTTTGATGATCCACTATCTACAGTTACTGCTAAGAACGTACTTCCGCTGAGTCTTTGGGACCCAGCGAAGTACAGCAAGCCGAGGCGTTAAAACCGCGCGAGTGCATAATTAGCGGCGGCAGTTAATTAAATAGGATTTTGGTAACCTCAGGTTACACCGGGACTCCCCCCCCCGTTTGTCCGCGGGGGGATTAGAAGACCGTGGGCACCATCATCGGTATTGGGTGTCATTGTCATGTTGAGGTAGGAGAGCACTCTATTGCTTTGGGAACCCCCTGCTTGTACTCCCCCGATGTGTTCTTTGATCACGGGAGGTGTAGGGCTCGTCCCTTAAAGGCGACTCAGCATGGGTAGGGCGACGAGGCCCGAAGGTCTGACCTTATGGTTCAGTAGGCGTGGACTGCCATCCACGTTGAAGAGCTAGGCGTCGTACCGACGGCTGCACGGGAATAGTCAGTTGTGCTAGTTGGCATTCCCAGGTGAGGGCCAGGCGGACATGGAGTAGCGCCCATGCTGGACTAGCCATCCAGGTGCCATTTTGGTATTCCGTCCCCCAGACCTGCATGCACGGCAGTGAGGCCTGT